ATAGGTTACTTCCGTTTAAAAACTTATGAAGATTAGGTTGTCTTACTTCTACTAACTTCGAAAAAGCGTTAAGGCTTAATTCGTGTTTTTGCAGGTAGTGTTTAACCATTGACCGGGTAACTTCATTTACTTCGCTTAATACTTTTGCCTGTTCTTTCATAAGTTATTTAAAAAATCGTCAAAATCTTTATTCCCGTAGTTAGGTCTACCACTTTGAACTGGTTGCTCTTGAACTGGTTTAAAACTTAAACTTAGAAACTTTCCGTTTTTACCTTCCTTCACCCAACTTGAAACATAATACTCAGTTCCGTTAATTGTTGCCTTGCCGTTGTAATGCGGATGCGTTTCTTTTTCTCGCTTGTTGTTAGTGAATAACACTCCGCTGTTGTCTTTCTTTTCCATTTTACTTAATATATTTTACTGGGTTTATACTTTGAAGCCATTGTTTTAAGACTTCGATTTTACTTCTTACGCTTGTTTTACTCATTTAAATTTAAATTATAACTATTGATAATTTCTCTTATTAATTCTCTTATATCTTCAGCTAAATTAATCTCATCTTCAGAAGCTATTTGGTCTTTATAATACCCGTGTTTTACTATTGTTCGTAATTCTTGGTCTAAATTCCACATAGATAGTTTCCATTTGTAACCATCTAACGCTTCTTTTATTTCTGTTTGTTCTTCAACTGAATCAAATTCTAATATTACTTTTCCCATTTTTGAAATCTTACGCTATCAATATGTTTTACTATAAAATCGCCTTCGTTATTTATAACTCTTGACACACTTATATTTAGTATCCTTCCTCCAATAGGTTTAATGGGTGCGCCTCTTTCAATGTGCCAACCTTTGCTTCCGTCTCCATATTCCTCTTTATAAGTTCCAGTTATCATTAAATGCAGTTCCTTTTGTTGAAGTGAATAACCATTCTTAGAATTATGTATTATAGTATCTCTTACATCGTGTCGTGCAGAATTTTCGTGTATATGACCCATTGTAAATACGTCAAACCCTTCATACATTTCTAATGCTCTTGTTAAATTCAACGCTCCTTTTGTAACTACTCCACCACCGCCTGAACCGTGAAAATATTTAATTTTATAACTTATATGCTTCTGATTATATAATTGTTTAATAATTAACCAACCACCATAACCACCAGTCATTACATTACTTTTGTTTTTGTAATTTAATAAGTCAACAAATCTTTGTAATATATCCGTTTCCTGATATTTGATTATGGAAGTTTCGTGGTTTCCGTAACCTATAACAGTAAGAATATGAGCATAAGGTGAAAACCATTCAACAGCCGTTTCAACAATACTATCTAAATATTTAGAGTTATTGTGTTCAGGTCTTATATCTGATTTGCTTCCGCGTTTATCTCCTTTACCCTGCATTAAACAAAAGAAATCACCATTAACCATTACTGGAATATTCTCAGCTAAACAATAATCTAAATGCTTTTTTAATAATTCCCAGTTGCATTTTGGGTTGTCCCAATGTAAGTCTGATAACATAGCAATTTTAATTTCTTTTCCGTCTAATTGTAGTTCGTGAACGTTTTTAGAATGTTTCTTTAGTTCCATACTATTTAGACGAAATTAATCATCTATTGTTTTTCAATATAAAGGTTCTTAAATCTTTCTTGACTGCAACAAAATTCTGATATCGTGTTTTTGTCGTACTGCCTTATTACTTCGTACCAAAGTTTATTACGTTGGATAGCTTTGATTTGAACGACTTGGTCGGGTCTGCTTACGTTAATGTAATAACCCATTTCTTTTAGTTCTTTCATATTATTCTGATTTAAAGGTTTCGTTGTAGTATTCTTCTCCTGTAATAAATGGCATTTTATTTTCATTAGCTTCAATTATCTGCTCTTTCTCCATTGCTTTGGCTTGGTGTAATTGACCTATCAAATCATCTATACACCAATGAGAAGCACCATTGTTTTTTTGCTCAATAAAGTATTGAATCATTTTTTCTACTGCTGTCTGTTTCATAAGTTTTCAATTAAATTGTTGTAATATTCTCTGCATTCTTCTACTCGTTGTTTAATCTTTTCGATTATTTCTTCGTCTTTTGCTATTTTAAAGACTTTTACACGCTTTTCTTTTGGAATGTGGTCAAAGTTATGTTTCTTTTGAACAAAGTCTCTTACATCCAAACTTTCATCTATTAGGTTTTGTTTCCAGTGTTCCCTTCTAACTTCATCTTCAACTATCTGAAAAGGAGTATTGACTAAGCAATAACATAAAAGTGCTTCCGTTTTGCCTGTTAACCATAAATAACCTTGTAGCTGAAAATAGTAATCCTTGTTTGGAATCTCATCTTCGAAGAAAGGAAAGGTAGTAGCGTCAAAAGAAGTTTTCACATCGAGTAAAATTTCGTTCGTGTTTACATCGGGCGTTCCAGTAATCCATTCGTTCGTTAGGTTTTCTTCATTCTTGTAAATAAAGCCTAAATTCAAAACATCATTAACAAGTTCTATTGCCTCGTCTTCGCATTCGTTACCCTTGTCGGTGTATCTACTCCAAAATTCCTTTCGTATTCCATACGTGTTTTCAATTGCTAACTCCTGTAAGTAAGTTTTACAAGTCTTGGATAAAACTTCCCCTTTGGTTTTTGGGGAAGTCATTATTTTGCCTAATTGTGATGCTCTGATTTTCATATCAATAACAGTGATTTCTTTTGTACTTCGTTTAAATCGAACTTCGCTTGTAGTTCTTCAGCTGTAAATTCTCCTGCTCTAATTGCTTCAATGGCTTTTAAAAAACGTTCACCTTCTATTTTAGGTTTCTTTGTTTCGTGTTTTACTTGCTCACCAGCTGCGTCCGTGTCTTTGTCAGTTACTATTCCTAAAATAGTTGAAAGGCAGTAACGTCTATAATAAGTTATTCCCGAACCAAAAGACTGATAATCGTTCATTCCTTTTAGCTGAATCATTGGAATATCGGTTTTACTTTCTATACTTTCACCGCTTTCGCAATGGAATAAAATAGTAACGATTTGCTGACCGTTGATTAGTTGGGTGAATCCTAATCCGTGTTTTTGCAGTAACGGGTTAATCACTTCAAAGATTTTCGGAAGATCGGCGTAGCTATACCCGTAACCTTGCGTCCCTTTGTGAATTACTGGCACTTCTTGTTGGAAGTCTGCCAATGCTTTAAATAAATGTTTCATAAAATATAAATTAATTGTTAAACGTGTACAAATATACTAAAAAGAATAATACAAAAGCGAAAAAAGAAAAAATATTTAAAATAATTTTAATTGATTAGTATGGTTTTTAATTCGTTCAATCGCCTTTTCGTAGTATTCAGCATCTAATTCGCAAGCAGTTAACTCGAAGCCGTAATCGTGGCAGGCTATTGCAATACTTCCTGAACCTAAATGAGTATCGAGTATTTTGTCACCTTGTTTTGCGTATTTGTCAAGGAGCCATTTGTAAAGTGCAACGGGTTTTTGAGTGGGGTGTATACAATCCTTACCGCCTCGAGTACCTTCAAATTTATGTATAGTATATTTTCGTACTGCTGTTTTCATATTTGACCAAGCAAGCTCGCAATCAGCAAAATCAGTGCCTTCGTTTTTTTTATCCCAAACAATCCAACAAGGTGTGTTTTGATTAGGTATATTTTCAATAAAATGATTTGCTCCCCAAATAATAACATTTTTAGAAACTCTAATTAACTCAATAAAATAATCTTTTGAAGGCGCTGAATTATCCCAGTTTTTAGAAGTATATTTTGGTTTTCTATTGTATGAATTTGGTCTACTTGGACTCGTTCTTACTCCTTTTCTTCCGTCTTCACCTATCCCATAAGGCGGATCAACAATAGCCAAATCAAAATAGTTATCCGGGTAACGTGCCATTAATAACATATTATCTTCGTTTGTTATTTCTATTTTATCCGTTACTTTCATAAAAATTTCTTTAATCCTTGCGCACATCGTTCAATTGAATTTGCGCGTTCCTGAAGGCTTGTTATTTGTTCGAGGATAGTTTGCTTACAATCGCTTGTAAAATATCCCTGTGAAGTAGCTATTAAAGGAATTAAGCCATTTGAACGTATGTAGTTAACCATTTTACGTAAACGCGGACCAGTCATTTTAATTTTATATCCGTTGTATTGTAAATACTGATTCATGCGTGTTACTATTAATTCGCTTTTTATCGGATTGTTTTTCTTGTACTGTCTAAATCCGTTTACTACTAAATGCAAAATTTGCATTTCTTCAGCTGTTAATTCGCTGGTGTGTTCTTCAAAAGTTTTTATCATTGTGCTTTGTTTAATTGTTTCAAAATTAATATAATTTTTTAATGTAGTTCTATTTCCTTACATTTTTTTTTATAAGTTGCTATAATTTCTTTTAGTTCCTCGATCGTAAACTTTCGTGTTTTTGTAGCTTCAGCGCTTAAATTCTCAAATTCTTCTATTCCTATTTTCTTCAATAGATTTTCACGGTAGTAAATTAAGTTACCCGAAAGGAATGTATTACAGTGTTCGCATTGTAAATGCACGTTGCGTTCGTCAAAACGTACGGACCAATGATTATTAGCATTGTAGAAGTGTCCAGCATTTTCTTTTAAGGGCTTTTTTTGACACGAAATACAAACGTTCCCAGCATCACGTAAACGAATATATTTGTTAAATACTTGCTGCGCTAATTTTATATAGTCCTGAATAGTCATTAAATCGGCTTTTAACTTCGCTTTTTTCTTTTGCCAGTTCTTTTGTTTTACATCGTTTATCCATTCAGTTACGCAATTAGGGTCGAAGCAATTTTTTTGTAAAAACACGGAAGGCTCAAAGGGTTGTTTACAATACTTGCATTTTCGTGTTTTCATAAACCTTCAATTAATTTTTCTACATTTATTTTTAGGCTTTTATTTTCTTGTTTTAACATTATGTTTTCAAGTTCTAATTCGTGGTTACGTCTATTCGTAGCCATCAGCATTTTATCTACGTGGTTTAAATATTGCACCGCTTCGCCTACTTCTGTTAAACTCTTTTCCATTGATTCAATTAGTTCTTTTCGGTCAGGTCTTTTTTGCTTTATTTCCTCAAGTGTATTGTTTATTTTCCAGTAAACTACGTTTAAACCAGCTTTACGTTTTATCATTTCTAACATATTTCTTAATTTAAAACGGCATAGTCATTTCGCCATCCTTGTTTTCAATTGGTTTTAATTCTTCAAATGCGCCTTGCTTCATTCGTTCGCTAAACGAAAGTAATTCTTTTCCGTTTACAATATTAGGGTTACGTACGGGAAAACTATTTGATTCGTGTTTTTCTTGTGCGTACTTATTGAAACTTTGGTTACCTTGCCATTCATCAACGTAATACACAAATTTACTTTTATCAAAGCGTAGTAATATTTCCCCTACTTCGCCAATAGATCGTGGCTTAATCTTATTGAAATAAATTTGTACTTCGTTCGTACTCGGGTTTTCACGGTGTACTGTTATCATGCATTTACCTGAATTAAACCATTCACTACCACCTTTTAAATCATGCGGCGTAGGTGCGTTTCTTTTACCGTTTTCCTTTTCAGTTAGCTTAGGGTGTATTATTGTGTGAAAATGTAGGTTATTTTCTTCAGCTAAATAATTTCTCAAAGGCAAAACGTATTCTAAATATTGTGCGTAACCACCGTATTTTTCGTATTCGTGGTTTAAGTCTTTCCAGCTATCTATTGAAGCCGTGTGTAATCCTCCTTCGTACTTTAATTCGACTGCCATTTTCCAAAAGTCAATTGGTGTTATTTTTCCTTTTGTGTCTTTTCGTGTTAATATCTTAAAATGATTTAGCACCCAGTCCATTTCACGGGTAATTTCAGCGTCCGTTATTGTATTATTTGCTTTCGGATCAAAACTTTTACCCGTTTTTTTGTGTAATAAATCGGCTAATATTTCAACGTTGTTACCTACATCAGGAAAATAAACTAAATGTTTCCAACCGTAAAATTTAGAAGTATTCATTAAACACTCCATTAATACTTGCGTTTTACCACTCATAGGAAAGCCCGTCCAATCCGTGCAATTACCTAAACTCATTGAATAGTGTTTATCCATTACTTCAAATCCTAAATACTTGCCCTTTACGTGGTAATTATCTCGGTGTTTATATATTTTATCTATTACATCTGAAGTTTCAGTTATTTTAAATCCGTCTATCTGTCCCATGCGAAAGTGTTGTTTGCGGTTTTTTCTTCTACAATTCCAATTGGTAAATTATTACCGTACATATCAATTGTTTTAGGTCTTGCAAAATAATCAGGAGTGCAATATTTATAATTATTTTCTTTATGAAAGGTATCATTTGCACAATTTTTTATAGCAAATAGAATATTTTGTTTTTTATATCCGTCTTTTAATAACTTGTTGAATTTCTTTTGTGTAACCTCATTTATCATTTCAAACTTTCTACTAAAAGAAAAATTAATAACCTCAAGCAACGCTTGAAAATCTATATATTCTTTATCTTTAACATTATCATTTACATTATCAGCTATTTTTGCTATATCATTTATGCGTTTGCTATCGTTTGCTATTGTTTGCCATCTTTTGTTAGCACCAGCTTTACCAGCTTCACTTCGTTTTTCTTTAGTTTCTTCGTACTTTACCAAGTCCCTTTTTAATTGCTGCTGAATAGGTGTAAATCCTAACTTAATAATTAAATCGTCTGTTACTGGATTTTCATCATTTACATATGAAAATATAAACTTTATTAATTCACCCGCTTTGTCATTAGGTAGTTGTTCAAAAATTGCTTTTTGATCAGCATACAAAATAAATCCTTTTTTGTCTTTTGCCATTTTCTAAAAATTAAGTCATAAAAAAAACCCTGCAAATCCCGTGCGTCTCACTTCACGTTCATTA